TTTAGTGTCGGCAATAATCTCAAATGAATAGTGTATTGCATTCTTCTCTGCATCTACTGTTGCTTCAAGACTTGTCATTAAACCTCTTGTTACTTGTGTAAATATAGGGTGTGATACACTACCAACACCCTTAGACTGATATTGCTTGTATAATTTCCTAAATGTACCATAGCAATTATCACCAAAGAATACTCCAGAACCAGTAATGACTATTGCATTAACTCCAAAATCCTCAAGTTCTTCTCCTGCCATTTCTGGATATTTATGCTTGATGTATGTCCTGTCACATTTAAACCCAGTTGTTTCTGGATTGTTTGGAAATTTAAAATCCTTGTACTTTATTTTACTAAGAGCCATTATATCACCTCCTATTTAGTAGTTGTACCATACTGTGATGATGTTCTAGAGTACCAACTATTTAATAATGATCCTTGTGCTGGATTAAGAATAGATGTATTCTTTGTAACATTACCAGCTTGATCGACACTTACATTAACATTAACATTTGGTGCTGCAACATTAAATGCTGGTGTCATTGTAACTTGATTATCTAACTGAATCTGATTTTCTATAGCTTGTTGCATTCCTTTTTCACTATATACTGCCCAACCAGGATTATTCTCCTTAACTTTTTCTAATATGTCTGGCATATTAACTCCTCCAGATATATTAATTTGTGCAGTATCAATATTCAAATCATTTTCAGTAAGACCCCTATTCTCTTCTGTCGCCTTTGCAGACGATAATGCAAGATCTGCCATCTTATCATTAATCTCGCCCTCTGTATATCCCATTGCTTCATAACAACTTCTTATTGCTTCATCTAATCTATTAAATTCTTCGGCTGTTGTAGATAATGCTTCTTTTGCAGCATCATATTCCTCATATTCTTGTTTTGTAGTACCTCCCCAGTTCATTTCTGCACCATCTGCCCAGCCAGTCCATGCTAAAAATGGATGTTCTTCTTGGAATATATTGTCACGTGCATATTCATAATCATCATACTCGTTATGCATCGTTTTGTTAGCATCATCATATCTAGATTGTGCTTGTTGATATTGTGTTAAATATCCAAGCAATGCTTCCATATTTGCATCGGTCTTGGTTTGCTCAACAGAATTATCAACTTTATCCCACATCTGTCCAGTGGTCATATTATATTTACCACTTTCGTCCATTTCAATGCCCATATCGTATTCTGTATTTAATTTATCAATTATTTCTTGTGCTATTTTTACATCATTTTCATCTTTTGTATCTGGTAATGAATCTAATGTAGCGATATAAGATTTTGCTTGATCTGCAGTTTCAACTGTTTGTGCTTCTTTCTGCTCCTGTACCTCTGCAATGCCATCTATTACTGTTTTTAATTGTTCACTTTTCTTGATTAATCCAGCTATAGTGACATCACCCATATTATTAAATACTGTTGTCAATTCATCTATTTTATTTTTTAATTTATATGCTTCAATAGATGAACCATCTCCAGCGGTAGTTAATTCATCAAGTTTCGTTTGCAGTTCCTCTAATTGTTTCTTATACTTCTCACCTTTTGTTGTAAGCTTCTGGTATTCATTTGTTGTCTCTCCTGGATTTATGACATCATATGTAAAACCACCTACTTTTTCTCCAGCATAGTCACCAAGTAATGCCCCACCTATAGCACCGATAACTCCACCAATAGCAGTACCAATAACAGGTGCTATAGCAGTACCAATAACAGCACCAATCTTAGCACCACCAAATCCACCACCTATTGATCCTATTCCACCAAATATTTCCTCAATACCACCTTTATCATCACCAGACGAAAATGCATTATAGGCATCAACACCAGTTGTGACTGCTTCTATACCAATACCAGCAACACTTAATCCTTTACCTAATTTTGACAATGCAGATACACTTTTTGTTGTAAGACCCAATCCAGATATTACATCATCAACTGATGCACCAAGACCTTTTGCAACATCATCAATAGAATAAGTTGCTTGTTTACCAAATGTTGCAATAATATCATCAGATGTAGTACCAAATGCTTTCGCTACATCGTCTACTGTACCTATCATTGATGAACCAGCATTTGCACCAGCACCTGCTCCAGCACCCCACTGTGTAAAACTACTTCCTCCAGCACTTGTTACCATTGATCCATTTACAACTACACCACCCATTACATGTATTATTGCTCCTCCAGCAATTGTTAATATTTGCAATACTGATGATATAAGTTCAGCAATTTCTGATGCAACATTTAATGCCATTAATTTGCCAAACCAATCAATACACCCAACAACAGCATCTCCTAATCCTTGTAGATCTTCTGGTAGTCCATCAACTGCTGTGTGCATATCGCCTATCATAGTTCCCCAGTCTTCAATAGCACCGCCTTCGCCAAAAATATCTCCACTAAATAATGACCCAAAGAATTCTAACATACCAGTACCCATCTCTGGTGCAATCTCTGACATTACTTGTGTTAAATCTATAGTGAAATCTCCAAGACCTTCTACTGCTCTTGCGACTGCTGATCCGTATTTCTCTTCAATCAATCCACATGATTCATCAAGTGCATCACGCAAATTATCAAAATTAATATTATAGTTTCCATCACTACTTAAGAACTGAAATAACTCATCTCTTACTGCATCAACAAATGGACTTAGTCTATCACCAACATCTGTCTTAATACCTTCCCACAGATTATTTAATGATGTTAACTGTCCATACTGTGAATCTAATAACTGTTGTAATTTATTTTCATTAGTACCTTCTGACATCGTATTGATTTCTTCAATTAAATCATTCAAATCAACATCATCACCATTCATTAATGCATATGCTGATTTCATTTGATATAAGCCAAATAACTTCTTGGCAAACCATGCCTGTTCTTCATCAGTCATATCTTCCATAATTGTATTCATTTCATCAATTACGTCATTCATTGGTAGTAAGTTACCATCTGGCTTTGCTAATTTCTCAAATTCATAAAATTTCTCAAGAGCATTCCCTGGAGCAACTTCTGCTTGTGCTTGAGTTATTACTGTAGTGTCACCAGTAAGAAGTCTTGTTAATAACGCTTGGATACCAGTACCTGCTTGTGATCCCTTTAATCCAAAATCACCAAGTGCAGTAATCATACCAAGTGTTTCCTCAAAACTTCTATCAAGTCCAGATGAAATACCAGATGCCCATTTCAATGACTGTGTAATATCTGATACATCAACAATTGACATATCTGCTGCATGTGAAATCTTATCCAACATCAGTCCCCAATCAGAATAATCAATATCAAACTGATTGCCCAATGTTACTGCTGTCTGTACTGATTGTTCAGTATCCATATCATTTGCCTGTGCAAATGTCAAGATATCTTTTACAATTGTACTATCTGGTGCTGCTAGATCATCTGCACTTACACCTGCTTTGATCAATTCTTCTTGTGCACTAGATACATCAGTAATTGACATTAATGCACCTTGACCATTTACACCATAAGTACCATAATTAAATGCCTGCTCCTTAAGTTTCTGTGAATCTTCAAAGAATTTTCTCTGTGATTCAGCAGTATTGTCATAATCTGCAGCCATAGCACCAAGTGTCTTTGCATGCTGTTCAGAAAACTTAGTGAAATTGTCAATAGAATCAGTTGTAAAATCATATACCGCAGAACCCATGTCCTTCACAACATTGATTACTGCGGTATTAAGACCCCTCATGGCATTATTATATTGTCTTGTTGTATTATTAACTCTACTAATGCCTTTTTCTATACTACTGACAAAACCAGATATACCACTTGATGCAGAACTAAGTCCGCCACCAGATTTACCCAAGTTCTCGACACTTTTAGTAACTTGATCTATTCGTCTTGACGCATTATCCTCTGCATCAATTTCAAGCAATATTTTCTCTCTATCATCTGCCATTTGGTATATCATCTCCTTCTATCTCAAATTCATCATCATCCAGATCTGGATTTACCTCCTTTACTGCATCATAATCATCTTCCTCAAATAAATCACCAACATTGCCAGCCAATTCTTCATATCTAGCGGTATCAAAATTAGGATTAACAAATGAATCTGTTTCTACGATATCTTTACCACATCTGGTACATTTGTGACCAGAGGTAACTTCCTCTCGACATTTAGGACACATATGCTCTAATTTTTCATCTGTATCTATTCGCTGATTAATGAAGAGCCAGAGCCACTGTTCGTCAGACATTTCTCTGAAACTAATGTCTGATGGCAGTATTTTAAATGTACGAGCGATACTGTACTTATATCTCTCAATGGAGTTACCTCTAAATATTTTTTTAGCCTATCAAGTTCCTCTTCTGTCATAACTTCAAGTTTAGGTGCTTTGTTGACAAGTAATTCATTATACTTCTCACACACCCTCTTGATATCTTCATCATCTAAATAATGACCAACTTCATCTGCATCCTCTGCAATCTTTACATTAGTATCTTCTGGCAATCTCATACATTCTGCACACAGAAGTCTATTGTAATACATTGCTCTATTCTTAGGTGTATCTTTCGGATTTTTAATAATATTTTCACCATCCTGTGTTGAATGGTATCTTTCTTCTACTGCTTCATTGATTGTAAGCATTTCATCATTTGATAATAAGACAACTGCAACATCAAAGGAATCACTCCCGTTTCCGAGAGTGACTACCTTATAAGGATGTTGACCAGTTCTCATTCTTTTTAAATAACTAATGTCACCAGCCATAACTTATCCTCCTTAGCCTTTCTTACGTGTAAGTGCAGAGATTGTCATTTTCTCTACTACCTTATCATTAAGAGAGCCATCTTCATTTACATCTGTTACGATACAATCAGAGTATGTGATTCTCTGACCATTCTTGATAATAACAACATTAAACTGATTGTCAGCAAGATCGTAGAAATCTATTCCATCATTTACTGCTGTGTCCTCAAGGTAAACTCTTGATAAATCAAGTGTGTGTTTCTTCTTACCCTGGATATAGCCGATCGGAACATCCTGCCCAAATACGTCTACTGGCTTTGTATCTTTATTATACTTAGTTGAGTAACTCTGTACACCAGCAATTCTCTTGCCAGAGATTTCGATAAAAATATCATTACTGGTTGTAACATTTACTCCTGTGATAGGTGTATCTGCCATTTCAACTTACCTCCTTAATTAAATTTTCATGTGCTGGTTGATTGTAATTGTGTACAATGGTGTTACTACATCGAACTCATAATCAATCAATGCACCATATGCATCCATAGGATCTTTTACTACTGTCAATGTGGATTCATCCCAGTTCTCGATAATCTCAAGACTTTCCATTTTCTCCATATTGATTTTGATATCGCCTTTGATTGCATTTAAGATTCTTACAACATTCTTTGTTCTCTTATAGTTCGCACGAAGTAACTCTTCATTGCTTTCAAGAACGTAGTCTGCGATAAATCTTGTTGTACCCTCAAGCCATACCTTATTGGTAGCAGCAACAGATGTAACAAGTCTGTATACCGCTGGAGTAGCACCTTCCATATAGATCGGTGTAACACCTGCCATTGCCAATGCTTTCATTTCTGTCTCAAGAAGTGTTCTTGAAACTCCAGTAAAGCCTGCGATCTGTACTCCATTCATAGGAAGTGCAGGATCAGATGTTTCTGTCATAATAAGTGCTGCAAGACCAGTAGCTACCAACTGTGGAACTGCTCTACCACTTGACTGCAATAATCCTGGACCAGGAACGAAAATTCTATCAGATGCAATAGATGCTGCAAAT